GTCGATTCTGCTGGTGAGGGCATAAATTTCTATCGTAGCAGCACTACTTGGGATCGGCTGTATTCCTATGCAGGCACACTCTACTACGCACCTAATGTAGCAACGGCTACCCACCCTGGAACACGATACACAGTATACCATTCCGGTGGCGCAACGATCCCCCTCTCCAAGGGAGGAACCGGTGCGACTACGGCGGCCGCCGCACGGACAAACCTAGGGATCGCGGCAACATCGCTCTACAGCGGTACCTTGTCTAGTGGTTCGACGACTTTTAACTATGGTAGCTACAGCTTTTATGTGGTTGTGGGGCGTGTGACATCCTCAGGCTCGTTGCTGTGTTCCGTCATCCCGAAAGGAATGATTACTACGTCCGATGTGACATACCAGTTCGCTGATGAGTCCTACTACAGAGCGTTCAAGCTGAAGTATTCCGGTACCACAGTAACTTTGACCGTTGGTGGTGGCTATGGATCAATAACCAACATATACGGCATTAACTGAGGAGGAATTATATGCAAGTATTATGCGATGACCGGGGCTTTGTACTCAGCTTTGCTTTTGTCGGCAATCTTGTGGACGGCACCGAGGTTTCCAATCCGGACGATCTGGATCTGTTTATGCATCAGTTCTATGCTTTCCGTTTGCATGATGGAGAGTTGGTGTATAGCCAGTCTGAATATGAGACTCATGTGGCGGAGGAGCAGAAGGAAGAGTACCGGCGAAGGCGGGAAACCGAATGCTTCTCTGTAATCAACCGGGGGCAGCTTTGGTATGAAGGCATTTCCATTACCCAACTGTTAGAACTGCGGCAGTGGTATAAAGCGTGGCTAAATGTCACGGAAACAATGGTTGTGCCGGAGAAGCCGGCATGGCTCACATAATGATTTTAGGCACTCCGTGATGGAGTGCCTATTTTCATATAAAAATATGAAATTTAGGAGGAAGGAGCAATGGATCTCACGACCTTGGCGGCAACGATCACTGCGCTCGGCGTAGTCTTCGGTGCAATTTTTGCCGTCCACAAATGGTTTCTGAAGCAGGAAAAGCAGGACAAAGACATCAAGGCTATCAAGGAAGAGCAGACGGTGTTGGTACACGGCGTCTTGGCTTGCCTTATGGGCTTGAAGGAACAAGGCTGCAACGGTCCAGTAACGGAAGCCATTAACCAAATCGAAAAGCACATCAACAAACAAGCCCACAAATAAAGGAGGAGCATTATGTTTAACGAAATCGCAACGATCCCCGCACTGGCGGCAATCGTGTACACCATCATCGACATCACCAAGACCGCTATGGGCGGCGACGAAAAGTTCCGGCGATTCATTCCGCTGATCGCTTGCGTACTGGGTGCAGCCTGCGGCGTTGTCGCATTCTACTGTGTCCCCGGCGTCATGGAGACGGAGAACCTGCTGGTTGCCATTGTACTGGGTGCTGCCAGCGGTCTGTCCGCAACCGGCACCAACCAGGTTGCAAAGCAGCTGACCAAAACTACTACCAAGGAGGATACCGACAATGAATCTGCATAAGCTGATTTTTACCGAAAATGCCTGCTACAAAGCGGGTCGTAAGATCACCGTCAAGGGCATTATGGTTCACTCCACCGGTGCCAATAATCCCACGCTGAAGCGGTATGTGGGTCCCGACGATGGTCTGCTGGGCAAGAACCAGTACAACAACCACTGGAATACCCACCACCCCGGCGGGCGCGAGGTATGCGTCCACGGCTTTATTGGCAAGCTGGCAGACGGCACCATTGCTACCTATCAGACCTTGCCCTGGGATCACCGGGGCTGGCACGCTGGCGGCAGTGCCAACAACACCCATATCGGCTTTGAGATCTGTGAGGACGGCCTCACTGATGCATCTTACTTTGCGAAGGTGTACCAGGAGGCCGTTGAACTTTGCGCATATCTGTGTAAGGAGTTCAATTTGACCGAGCAGAACATTATCTGTCACAGTGAGGGATACCGGAAGGGCATCGCCTCCAACCACGGTGACGTTATGCACTGGTTCCCCAAGCACGGCAAGTCTATGGATACTTTCCGCGCTGACGTCAAGAATCTGCTCAAGACTGCTGCCGAGCCGGAGACCCCCAAGGACGAACCCAAAGATGAACCCAAGGAAGAGACTACCGTATATCCCGAAAAGCTCACCACCGGTTATTACCGGGTGCGGAAGACCTGGAAGGATAGCAAGTCCCAGGTTGGCGCGTACCGGGTGCTGGCAAACGCCAAGAACGCTGCGGACAAGAATCCCGGCACTTTTGTTTTTACCAATGATGGTGTCGCCATCTATCCCGAAACTGCCGTAGGGGAGGCGTATCGAGTTCACACGGTGGTTAAGGGCGATACCCTGTGGGATATTGCTGCCAAGTACCTGGGCAACGGCTCCCGGTATCCGGAGATCAAGACCCTCAACAATTTGACTTCCAATGTCATCTACAGTGGTTGGAAGCTGAAGATCCCTAACTAA